GATTTCGGGTTTGATTTGGATGATTTAGGGAAAGAATTGTCGCATCAACAAATCAATTCTGGAAAGGAAATTCAAATTGACGAATATGGAGATGAAAATTTCAAACATGAGTGCCCAAGATGTGGATTTAAATTCAATTAAGCAAAGCAAGAATCAATTCGGATGGAAATGGTATTTAAAAGACATTGTTCTTGACAAACCAGTGAAAGTATTTTCAACATTTCCATGTGGCGGTGGCTCAACAATGGGATACAAGCGAGCAGGATTCAAGGTTTTAGGAAATGTGGAGTTAGACCCTAGGATGAACGACATATACGTGAAAAACCACCACCCGAAATATAATTTTTTGATGGATTTACGAGATTTCAATAAACTTGAATCCATACCGGATGAATTGTATGAGTTGGACATTCTGGATGGTTCACCACCTTGTTCTGTTTTTTCAACAGCCGGAATGCGAGAAAAAGCATGGGGCATCGAAAAAAAATTTGCTGAAGGACAAAAATTACAATATCTTGACGACCTATTTTTTGTGTTTTTAGACACAGTGGAAAAATTACGACCGAGAGTAGTTGTTGCGGAAAATGTTGTCGGACTGTTGAAAGGCAATGCAAAGGGATATGTAAACCTAATATTGAGACGTTTTAAAGAACTAGGATATAACGTGCAATTGTTTCAATTAAATTCTGCATTTATGGGAGTTCCGCAATCAAGAGAACGTGTGTTTTTTATTGCAAATAGATGTGGATATAAGAAACTACGGCTTGAATTTGATTCATCTCCAATTTCGTTTGGAGATGTACGGACAAAAAAAGGAGTGCCACTGTCAGACGGTGTATTAAAAAATTATCTTAAACAACGAGTAAAAACAGATACATGTATAGCAGATATTTCAAAGAGAACAAAAAGGAAAAGCACTGGTTTTACAAATGTTATCATACATGATTGGGATGTTTGTCCGACAATCACAGCAACCGGAATGATGTTTAGAGATTGTGATGGAATGAGCGTTAGTTGTGGAGATATAGTTAACTGTCAGACGTTCCCACAAGATTATGATTTCAACAGCGCAGCACCAACTAAAGTTAAATACGTTTGCGGAATGAGTGTTCCACCAAATATGATGGCTAATATAGCGCACGAAATTTGGAAGCAATGGTTTGAAAAATAAATATTGAAAAGTATAATAAAATAACCATCCCCACTACTGTCAATCTTGACAATAGTGGGGATTTGTTGTATAATTTAGACAAATAATTTACAAAAGAGGTGAGAAAAGTGCCTGCCGGGAGACCGAAAAAGGAAATAGACAAGAAAACGTTTGAAAATTTGTGTGGATTGCAATGCACAGAGGCGGAAATATGCGGATTTTTTAACGTGACAGACAAAACGCTAAGTAGTTGGTGCAAACGTGAGTACGGTTTGAAATTTTCCGAAGTTTTTGCACAAAAAAGAGGGCTGGGCAAGATATCACTACGCCGGGCACAATTCCAGCTTGCCGAAAAATCGGCGGCGATGGCTATTTTTCTCGGCAAGCAGTATCTGGGACAGTCAGATACACCCACAACAGACATGCATGAGACCGTACAGGATGATGCGTTGACGGCAAGCCTGAAAGAGTTAGCGGAAAGGATGGACAACAAGTGTAATGATTAGCGAAAAACAACAAAAAATACTAGCATTTCCGTACACTAGCTATGACTCACTAATATGCGATGGTGCGGTGCGGTCTGGGAAAACATCCATTATGGCTGTATCGTTTGTGGAATGGGCGATGCGTGAGTTTAACAAAACAAAATTTGGCATATGTGGCAAGACCGTGGATTCTGCAATCAAAAATATTATTGTGCCATTGATTTCCATGACATGGATTCGGCAGCGATACAGCGTAAAATGGAGACGTGCAGAAAAAATACTGGAATTGCGATGCGGCGAAGTACTCAATTTTTTCGAGGTGTTCGGCGGCAAAGATGAATCGTCTTACGCATTGATACAGGGACGAACGTTAGGCGGAATTTTTCTGGACGAGGTTGCACTAATGCCGGAAAGTTTCGTGAATCAGGCACTAGCCAGATGTAGCGTCAACGGTGCTCGGTTTTGGTTTAACTGCAATCCATCCACGCCACAACATTGGTTTAACGTCAATTGGATAAAACAGGCGAAAGAGAAAAACGCCTGCTATTTGCATTTTAATCTGGAAGACAATCCGTCACTATCTGAGAAAACATTGCAAATGTATAAAACCATGTACAGCGGTATATTCTACAAGCGGTACATTTTAGGCGAATGGGTTAGCGCAGATGGTTTAATCTATACCATGTTTAACGCTGACAAACACGTGAGAGAAATAGAGCCGGGAGAATGCGAGGGTGAGTATTATGTATCATGCGATTTCGGTATCCAAAACGCCACGGTGTTTCTGTTGTGGCAAAAGCTAAAAGGTTGCAATACATGGGCATGCATTGATGAATGCTATTATTCAGGCAGGGAAACCAAGGTTGAGAAGACTGTATCCGGATTGGTTGAAATGTTGAAAGAAATGTTGAAAGATATTAAGCCGAAAAAGATAATAGTTGACCCATCGGCGGCGGCATTGATAACAGAATTACGAAAAAACGGATACAGGATACAGCGTGCAAACAATGATGTGCTAAATGGCATATCAATCGTTAGCAATCTGTTAGAGCATGACAGGCTGATATTTTCCCCTAAATGCGAGAACACAATCCGTGAGTTTGGGTTGTATTCGTGGGATACAAAGGCGGCAGACCGAGGCGAGGATGTGCCGGTTAAGGTGAATGACCACTGTTTGACCGGGGATACAATTGTGCATACCATTGATGGGGATTTTGAAATTCGTGATTTAGTTGGAAAATCTGGCAAAGTATTCTGCACGGATGGGAAAAGCAAAATCAAAAGGGCGTTTTCAAGCGTCAGGATGACAAGCAAAAAATCCAAAGTGTATGAAATCACATTGGAAGATGGTAGAAGTGTAAAGGCAACCGCAGAACATCCAGTTTTAACAAGGCGTGGGTGGGTATGCGTTAGTGATTTACAAGCAGATGATGAAATTGCATGCATAGGAGTGTAGAAAATGAAAGTTGTGTATTCAGCGGATGGAAGAAACGCTATCTATTGTGGGTACAAATTCCGAAAGGACAAAAATACAGGATATTTTTTGTGCACAAAGAAAACGGATATTGGTAAGCGTGAGCGGCTGCACTGCTTCGTGTGGCGAAAAAATTTTGGAGATATACCAGATGGTTTCCAAATCCACCACAAAGACAAAAACAAGGACAACAACGAGATAGAAAATCTTGCATGCATTCCGAAGCATGAGCACATGAAACTCCATGCGGATGAAAATGCAAGAAACAACCACGATTTCATGGTGAATAATCTTGTTGAAAACGCATTGCCGAAAGCGGTTGAATGGCATAGGAGTGAACAAGGGCGTGAATGGCATAGAAAACATAGCATAGAGGTATATAGGAATCTAGAGGAAAGAAAAATTGTATGTGAAAATTGTGGAAAGTATTTCATGTACAAGGCAAACAACAAGGTGAGATTTTGCTGTAACAATTGCAAAGCAAGTGCAAGAAGAAAAAGTGGCGTTGACAATATTGAAAGGAAGTGCGTGATTTGTGGAAATGGGTTCATCACAAACAAGTATTCAAAAACAAGAACATGTTCCGGACAATGCAAGTATAAGCTTCGTGAAATTGAAAAGCGTTAAGTTTGCAGGATACGAGCCAGTGTATAACATGGAAGTGGAAGATGTGCATAATTTCGCTGTTAATGGTGGGATTATCGTGCATAACTGCATGGACAGCGTCCGCTATTTCGTTTTGACAAAAAAACTAAACGCTGTATCACGATACGGGAACAAACCAAAGCCGGAGAAAATTTCCCCGGCATACATGAAAGGGTGATTTATTATGATTACATACGAGGATTTCCAAAAATACGCAACCACAGAGGATGCGAAAAAAGGATACGTTCAGACGGTTATAAACACACACAAAGCTAGCATGGCATATAGTGTCGCTAGAGATGCGGCGGAATATTACAAGCACCGCAACCCGACAATTGCAAGAGCACAAAAATTTATTTACAATCAGCTAGGGGAAGCCGTGCCAAACCGATGGGCGGCAAACAACAAAATTGCTAGCCATTACTATTTTTATTTTGTCACACAGTTGGTACAATACATTTTGGGGAATGGTGTGACGTTGAAAGAACCCACGAACAAAGACAAACTAGGCGTCGATTTTGATTATCAAATGCAACTGGCGGCAACATACGCACAAAACAGCAGTGCGGCGTTTTTGTTTTTTAACGTTGACCATGTTGGCGGGTTTGA